CCCCTATTTCATTACATGAAATCAAACTACGTCATCATCATCACATTACGTCATCACATTACGTCATCATGTTACATCATCATCATCATCACATTACGTCATCATCATCATGTTACGTCACACTGCTAAAGAATAGAGCAACTGATTCGTTTTTTGTTTTGAATAATCCAAATAAGTCCAACGTTGGACTACCTACTACTACGTAGTAAAATAGCGCTTGACCCCATCAAATTTTTCTGATCTAAGTTATGGCATCGAAACGGCAATCATGCTTCTCGAAATTCATTTTAGGAAAACTCTTATGACAAATTCAGCAAACACAGATACAAACACAGCGGTTCTTAACACTCTTGAATTGATCGGAGCTGACATAGCACGACAATGGAAGTCTATGACCAGAGGTCAAGTGTCTCGTTTCAATCAGTACACTAAGGCTGGTGGCTTTGATATGACACTTGGTAACCTTATGGTTACTCTTTCAGTGGAAGGTTCAGGACGTATCAAGTCAAGTAGACTTGTAGAATGTGGCATCAACATAGTTGATAAGAGACGACGAGCTGAGGCTATGTGGTTCGTTAACAACGAAGTTGATTGCAGGGAATTTATTGCTAAAAGCAAAAGAGGTTACACATCACTTACATCATTGCAACTTGCAATGTCAAAGGTTGACAATGATTCTGGATCAACAGACAAGCCAGAGGCTTCAGGAAAGCTTGAGCCAGCTCACAACTTTATTGATGCAACACCAGAAACTAGCGAAGCTAAAGTTTACACAAAAGAGACAATCTTTAGAGACTTGATTGCAATCTGTAAAGAAAGTGATGTAGACATTATGGATATAGCAGAAATGCTTCTAAGAGAAGCTGATGCGATTGAGGTAGATACTCCTGATGCTATAGCGGCATAACATAAGTAACCTTATAGGTTACATTAGGCTTACTCCCTAGCTTAGTGTAACTTTATAAGTTAACTTAGTCCAACGTTGGACTTACTTCCTGAAAGGAAAAATAAAATGCATAAGCTTTTAAATAAATTTATGATTGATCCAACAGAAAAAAATGCTGTAAGATTAATATCTTATATTAATAAGCATCCATTCTCAATGTTAACGGCTTCTACTTATGTCAATGAGATTATCGGACAAGCCAGAGAAATTGCAGGTTGGAGAATCTACAAAGCTTAAATGAAATAAATGATTTAACAACTAGTCCAACGTTGGACTTACTTCCTGAAAGGAAAAACAATGCTAATCGAACGTACTTCAAGACTATCAGGTGATGTACATGTCATGGATATTGATGTGTTACCTATACAAATAACGTTGTGGGAACAGGGTGAACTTGTTCAAAATGCAATGCCTGAGCTATCTGCAGATGAACGTGAGTTTATCATGACTGGTATAACTCCCACAGAGTGGGATGAATTTTTTAACTAGTCCAATGTTGGACTTACTTCCTGAAAGGAAATTATTATGTCACGAATTAAATCTGAAACGAAACGTGCTGAGCTATGGAAAGTAATAGCTTTGGTTCAACAAGCTATCTTTGGTTTACTCATTGGTATAGCCATTGGCTATGGCTTGTTCATATGAAGTATACAACACACACTACCAAGGCACATGTAATGCCTAAGCCTAGCCGTGTGGATCGTATTCAACGATTACAGGCACGTCTTAAGTTACAGCGTGAATGTCTGTCACCTGTTGTTGATGTGTCATATGACAAGCGAAATAACGTAGTGGAATTTACTGCTGATACAGGTTGGAAAACCTACAAAACTTAACCCTACTACTACGTAGTAAAATAGTGCTTGACAGCAGGTTAGTTATCTGATCTGTTGTAAGCATCGAAAGTGTTCATCGTTAAGTCCAACGTTGGACTAGTGGAAAAGGAAATACACAATGTCTACATATAAAGAAAACTACCTTGTATATCAATGTCTGTTGAATGCAGGACAACATGATTATATAAATGATAATCCTGATGGTGATATGGCTAATGCCTACTTTGCAATTAAGTCATTGTTTGGTGGTGACGCTGAGCATTTAATGCTTAATGCTTTGGAATATAATATGTATAAACCTACTATGTTGATGTCTATCTATGAAGCACATAGTCGTGGCACATATGAAAAACTATGGGCAGAAGGTAACGACGAAGGTAATTTTACAGTAGAACGTAAAGACTTGCGAATGCATCCTAGCTTGTCCGTTGGAGATGTAATAGTACGTCTCACAACTGGCGATGTCCACATCGTATTACCCGTTGGATTTATGCAACTTGACGTTGAACTATCACTACAATCAATCTAATATCTTGAAAGGATATAATACTATGACTAATCTTATCACAAAGCCTCTCGTAAAAACTACTCACCCTGAGTTGTATGCAAAGCATACTTACCATATGTCAAAGGCTTATAAGCTGACATATAACTACTCTGTAGTAGACGATTATATTTTACAGAATTGGAACGATACCACTGTGAAACAGATGGCTGTTGATCTTAATGAGTATCCACGGCGTGTCTCTTATAGAGTAGCTGTTCTTAGGTCGGTTGGTTTAATTCGGAGTAAGCACAACTTAGAGCGTCGTAATCTAATGAAACAGTACAGAGTACTAATGACTTGGGTTGATGCCATTAAAAATGAATTGAAAGACGTGGTGTAAATGAAAAAGAAACCTGTGGTCATAAACCCTGTGGCAAAAGCTATGTTACAAAACAGGCAATCCCCACAGGTTGTCCCCCCTAAGAAGGGTGGCAAAGCTAAACGTAATCGTAAGGAGAATAATATCAATGCAATACGAGATGCGAAACTTTATTAAGTTTTCGAAGAAAGTTAAGTCCAACGTTGGACTAACGAAAAAGTATTCCGATGAATGGAAACGCAAACGTAAGATACAACGTCAAGCTAAACTAAAATTACAATTAGGAACAATCAATTATAAAAGTAAGGTAGGATAACATGTATGTAAGAGACGTAGCAGAAATTAAAGCATTCGTTAAGTGGCGTGGCTCTGATGCCTTTGTAAACACTGGCTTGTTTGTATTACTAACAATACAAGCTGGCTTGTCTACTGTTAAGGGTAGCATGATTAAGGTAGAATCTGATGGTGTTGATGCCAACTGTTTGTGGGGTAAGAAGGGTGATGGTTACACATATCTACAAGATAATGCTGATTACTTGTATGGCAAGATGTATGACATAGCTGACAAGAAAGGTTATGAGAGTGTGGAAGCCTGCTCCGATGTAGTGCAACTGTTTATGCAAGTACCAAACTTGGGTATGGTCAAGGCATCTTTCCTTGCACAATGCTTAGGCTTTAACGTAGCTTGTATTGATAGTCACAATATCACACGATTGGGTTTAAATCCTAACGTAGTTAAGACACCACCTGCAACGATGAAACCTGCAACTGTTCGTAAGAAGGTTGAGGCATACGTTACATTGACACAAGAGGAGGGTACAAGATACTGGTGGGACACATGGTGTGACTACGTAGCTGGAAACCGCGCCAATCGTGCCTTAGATACTGGTGATGTTGTATCTAGGTTTCACGTTGAGTGCATAACATATGGATTTGAAGCATGAAAATATTAAGTGAACACGAGTTGTGCGATTTTATTAATGACACCTTGGGTGCATGGGTAGATGAGGAAATGAATGAGAACCCTATTGATGAGGGTAACATATCAAGGGCACAACGTTCCGCTGAGACGTGGGACAGTTTCATTGCTGACTTAGTGCTATGGATGCACGTTAAGTATGAGAGCAACCCCGATGGGATGTTTTCAAAGGCTGTTGATAAGTCCAACGTTGGACTAACAATAGAAGATTTTATATTAGGAGAAGATTAGCATGGAACGAATGGTATTAAGAGGTATTATGTACGACATAATAGACATACGAAAGACAATTGAAAGACTTGCACCACACACACTAACCGAGACATTGGTGTATAACTTCTCTCTCCCTAATGCCTCTGACTTGAGAGCGTTACAAGAATATACACTGTCTGATCAGTTTGATTCTTTGATACATACATTCGAAGACCATCTCTCCAATATAACTAAATTGTAATGGCAGTCATGGCATACGAAGTAACAGTAGATATAGATGGTAATTTTTCCATCATAACATTAGATGATACCTACCCAGCAGTAAGTGACTGGTCAAGTGCATCAGAGTTTGCTATTCATATGGCTATGCACATGCACCCTGATTCAGAGATAGAATTTATTGACTGTACAGAGTACGAACACGAAGTGTATTCATCATGGGGGAAACATATATATGAAACACCAACCTTACTACAGTGACGATGACCCATGCGATGACTGGTCACGTACACCTTTACCGAAACCAATAAAACAACAGGAGAATAACAATGACTGAACAAGAAGAACAAAAACTATTCATCAGACTATCGGGGCATTTCTTATCAGTACATTTAGAAGATGACTTCTTTGAATTAGATGATGATAAACAAATGGAATACATCAAGGAATACGCATGGGAGCCGTTTGAGTATCATGACCCCGAAGATGTCTACGATCTAATTAGTAGTCTAGCTTATGATGTAATGGATATAATGAAAAAAGCAGAGGAGAATAAAAGTGACTAAAGCAATACATATACAAAGTATATTTCAAATGATACTAAAGTTATTGGAACAAAAAGATATGGAAATAGATGAGGCTTTTACTGAGGGTGTAGAATTTGATGCACAAAACCATGAAGATAAACGCTTTGCGTTAGCCGAAAGGGATAGGGTGCTTATTGATAAAGGCTACACGAAAGGTTTGCGTGAAGGTATTGGGTTTGGATATGATAAAGGCTACGATATAGGGAAAATTGCGCATCAAACCAACCGCACCGCCTCTTACGATGCAGGCTGGGAAGAAGGCTGTGAAGAAGGCTATGAAGAAGGCTACGATGCAGGCTGGTGTGAAGGCTATGATAGAGGCCACGCTAATGGTGAAGAAGAGCGATTGGAATTAGCAGATGCTTTAAGTAAAGCAGAGGAAAATGACTATGAAGCAGGCTGGGAAGAAGGCTGTGAAGAAGGCCACGATGCAGGCTGTAAAGAAGGCTATGAAGAAGGTCACGATGCAGGCTGGGATGAAGGCTATGATAAAGGCCACGATAATGGGGAAGATAGAGGCTTTAATAATGCCTGTCTTGCTATATCTACCTTTGCCTTAAATAAAGCAGAGGAAAATGACGATGAAGAATGAACGTAACTTTAGTGGATTTGCTTTGAGTATGTGTATCATAGTATTTATAATGATAGTTGCACCAGTAGTTACGATGCAAGTCGTTGGGTGGTACAATTGATTACGGCTTCACTCATGTGCTTGGCTCTCAACATATACCATGAGTCACGAGGTGACACTATGTCAGGTCAGTATGCAGTAGCCCATGTTGTAATCAACAGGGTGCAAAGCGACAAGTACCCAAGTAGTGTATGTAGTGTAGTTAAGCAGGGATACAGTAAGGGTAGGCATAAGTGTCAATTCAGTTGGTTCTGTGATGGTAAGTCAGACACGCCTCGTGAGAAAATAGCGTGGGCTTGGTCACTACTTGTAGCTGATGATGTACTACGTGGTAACTCGTATGATGAAACAGACAACGCTACACACTACCACGCACTGTATGTTAAACCTTATTGGGCTGATTCACTGAAGGTGACTGGAGTAATTGGGTCACACATATTCTATAAATAGCTTATCGTTACTAGTATAGGGGTTGACGGGACTATACAACTATGGCACAGTTGCCACATAACTTAAACATGGAGAATAAAAATGACATATATACCAGATCACTTAGACTTTCAGGTAGCTTTTGAGCCTACTAAAATGCACGATAAGAAGTACGTATTAAATAATGAAACAGGTGAATACCTTGGCATTGTAGGTAAATCGTTTCAGTGTGCATCACATGGTGATTTCTTTCGTGGTGTCATGGACACTGCAACACAAGAGCTAGGTGCTGAGTCACTTGAAGATGCTGAGCATACCTTTAAGACTGCACGTAATGGTGCATGGGCTATGCTTGACGTGACCCTACCTAACATTAAGACTACCATCACAACTGACAAGGCACAGACTGAGATTGGTAACAGGATCATAAGTTTGCATGGCATAGATGGGTCATGTAGTAATCAAGTATTCTTTGGTGCAATAGATTTCTTCTGTACTAACGGCATGATTACAGGGGATCACGACAAGGTGCGTAAGAAGAATACATCTAACTTTACGATGGATAGTTTTATCTATGAATTAAATCGTGCAAGGACTGATTTCTTTCAGCAGGCCGCCAAGATGCAAGTATGGGCAGAGACTAGCCTTAAGTTTATAAATGTTAAAGACTTGCTTGACAGTATCATTAGCTCTAAGACAAAAGCTGAGAAGATGTTTGGCTTGTACAATACCGAGGCTAGTGTGCGTGGTCACAATAAATTCTCATTGTATTCTGCCTTCACTAACTACGCTAGTTATGCCGACGAACGTAATGGCTTTAGCTTACGTAACACTGGACATGATACACAAGCGATAAGCATGTGGTCACGTGAACAAGAGGTAAGCAAGTGGGTAAGTAGCAAGCAGTTTGATGTATTGGAAGCCGCTTAATGCCGAAGCTACCTAGATATGTACAGGAAAGGGTGTCACCTTCGGGTGACATCACCTATAGATTTAACCCGCCGCAATCTTTTATTGATGAAGACGTAGTAAAACGTGAAGAGTTAGGCTCTGACCTCAAGTTGGTGCGAAAGAATGTCAAGGTATACAACGACGCAATTGACGCATACCGCAAGGCATGTGCGTTAGTTATACAAATAAAGCCCAACAGTAAGGTGACAGATTTGATTAACTATTACTATTCCTCTAATGATTTCAACATGTTACGGCATAGTACTAAGGTGGATTACAGATACTTCTTAACGATCTTACATCAGACAATGGGTACTCGTAAGTATGAGTTGGTTACATCTAAGATAGCTAAGCAGGCATATGAGGACTGGGTTAAGCGTGGCATAAGTTTTGCTAACCATGCCGCTACCTGTGCCAGTAGGGTATACAACTACGCTATACAAATGGAACACACATCACAGAACCCTTGGGCTAACATCAAACGTAAGACATCACCGCAACGTAAAGTAGTGTGGCAACATGATGATGTTGTCAGGTTTCTTGATAAAGCTTACAGCGATTACGAATACAGAAACGTAGGCTTGATAGTACAGATGGCATACGAGTGGTGTCAACGACTAGGTGACATGCGTACATTACAATGGGAGAACATAGACCTACGTAATCGTAAGCTGACATTGGAGCAGAGTAAACGTAGGGCTGATGTTACGCTACCTATATCAGAGGAGCTATGTATAATGTTAGATGCACAACGTAATGACTTCGGCTTTCAAGAGTATGTAGCACCCCACCCAAGGCCAATGAATGGTACGTACCAACCCTATGCAATGGAACGTCTGTCTAAGGTAGGCCGTAGGGTAATGAGGTTGGCTAAGTTGCCAGAGGAATTACGTATGATGGACTTACGACGAACAGGTGTGACACAGATGATAGAAGCTGACGTATCTATAGGTCAGATCATGTCAGTTACTGGTCATGGTCATGTGTCTTCTGTGAAACCCTATATAAAAAATACGTATGCCTCTGCAAATAATGCCTTGACACAGAGAAACGTTAGTGTACAATCGAGTACTGACGAGTAACATAGAAAGTGATATAACTTATGAACATAAATAATATAGTACGTGATTTAGAATTAGTTAATAGTGAGACAAGACGTATGACGTGTCCTCTATGCGGAACTAAGAACACATTTACTGTTACAAATAACATGGGTTCTATCGTATGGAATTGTTACAAGGCAAGTTGTTCTGTATCAGGTGGTACTAACGTATCCCTTAGTGCAGATGATATACGTAAGTCGTTTGGTTTTGTTGCCGAAGAGACACACATACCAAAATTCGTCAAGCCTGAGTGGTTTGTACGAGACTACAAAAAGATAGCTGGCTTCTGTGACCAGTGGCAGTTAGACCCACAAGCACTGGGTCTTCTGTATGATGTAAGAGAACATCGTGTGGTCTTCCCTGTTGTACACAATGGTGCAATGGTGGATGCCACAGGCAGATCACTCGGTAAACGAATACCTAAGTGGAAGCGATATGGAAAAAGTCACTTGCCATATGTATCAGGACGTGGTAAAACTGCTGTAGTTGTTGAGGATTGCATCAGTGCCGCAGTAGTTGGTGATACTGGTGTAGCTGTGGGGGTCGCAGTGTTGGGTACATCATTATCCATTAGTCACAAGGAATACTTATCGCAATTCTCGACAGCTATAGTAGCCCTTGACCCCGACGCACTACCCAAGACATTACAATTTGCTAAAGAACTACGTGGCTACGTAGATACTGTAAAGGTACTACGCCTCGACGACGACTTAAAATATAGACAGCCATCCGACATGGCTAACCTTTCAACACTAGGAGAATAACACATGGAACTATCCCTCATTCGTAGTCTGATGGACAAAGAATTTTATGACGATCACAAGGGTTCACGTTGCCCTGATCGTTTGTTTAGTAAGGACGTGCGTAAGATCAAGCAATCTATTGACAACGCAATGGTTGCATATGAACGTAGTGTAACACCTGCTGAGATAGAGGCGTTGTTCATGGCTAACAACCCTACACTAACTACTGCACAGAAACAGGCGTACAGTGTGCTGTTCATGCAGGTAAACAAAGAGACACCTATGGGTAGTGACATAGCACAAGAGGTGTTATCTAAACTATTCCAACAGGTGATAGGCGAAGACATTGCCAACCTTGGGTTCGACTATGTAAATGGTAGCAAGACTAGCCTTGATCCATTGCGACAGATGCTTGAGCAGTATCAAGATGACTTCACCCCTAACCTCAAGGTTACATGGGAAGACATTGACTTCGATACTATCATGTCACTCAATGATCTTGAGACACGTTGGACATTCAACATACCCAGCTTGACACGTAAGGTAGAAGGTATAAATGCAGGTCACTTGATTGAGGTAGGGGCACGTCCTAACACTGGTAAGACGTCGTTTCATGCCTCACTTGTAGCTGGGCCGAATGGCTTTTGTGCCCAAGGTGCAAGGGTAGTTGTACTGTGTAACGAAGAAGGGTATGGACGTGTCGTAATGCGTTACATAAATGCCGTTAGTGGTTACGACAAGCATGAGCTACAGAAACCAGAGATCAAAAAGAAGGCAATGGAATCCTTCCTAAAGATCAAGCCTAACCTTATGTTCAAAGACGCAACAGGCCGTGATATGAATTGGGTTGAGTCTGTATGTAAATCATATAAGCCTGACATTATTATACTTGACATGGGTGATAAGTTTGCACGTACTGCTGGCTTCTCTCGCCCTGATGAAGCACTCAAAGCTAATGCCATACAAGCACGACAGATAGCCAAGCAACAAGAGTGTGCTGTGTTCTACATGTCGCAACTGTCTGCCGATGCCGAGGGTAAGGTTGTACTCAACCAAGCTATGATGGAAGGTAGTCGTACAGGTAAGGCGGCAGAAGCTGACCTGATGATTATGATTAGTAAGAACCCTACAGTTGAAGGACAAGAGGAAGAAGACAACCAACGTCACATCAACGTAGTCAAGAACAAACTGTCAGGTTGGCACGGCATTGTACACACAGACCTAGAGTACAAGATTGCGAGGTACGTATCTTGAACGAAGCGGCGTTTAAAAAACTACACAAGAACATATGCCTCAATGCCTCAAGGCCATCACCTACTAGGAAATCTGGTACACCTGACTACAAGGTTAAAGAGGTTAACGTTACTGTAAAAGAATTGATGGATATGTTTTATAATAAACAAGAGAGGAAATGTTATTGGCTTGGTGTTGAATTAAATCCTGAATGGATATTCACACCTAAGCACCCTATGGCAATATCTGTGGATCGTTTTGAATATAACTATGACAGGGACACAGTTGTTATCTGTTCTAGGTTTGCAAACTTAGGACGTAACACCTGCCCTGATGAATTGTTTTCTAACACTATGCACTTTTTAAAAAACAAATGGGGTTGGGAAGAATATTTAAACAAACCACCTATACAGAAGGAGTTATTTTCGTATGATTGAAGCAACATATATAGACCACATGGGATCAGATTTGTCGGTAGTGAATGCCGCAAGGGTATCCTTTGGTAAGAACAGGCATCATGTAGGTGCTAAGGATGAGAAACTAATAGCTTATCTAGCTAAGCATGAACACATGTCTCCCTTTGGTCATGCCTTTGCGTCCTTCCACATACAAGCACCAATCTTTGTGGCACGACAGCTTGTCAAACATTCTTACCTTCGGTGGAATGAAGTATCAAGACGTTATGTTAGTGACCAGCCAAAGTTCTACGAACCTACTACATGGCGAGGTAAGTCTGACGACAAGAAGCAAGGTAGTAGTGATGCAGTAACAATAGATGACATACACATCAGTACTACACAGACGTATGACCTTTCGTTATATAAGCACCTGTTAGCTACTGGAGTTTGCGAAGAGCAAGCACGTATGGTATTACCACAGAATACAATGACCGAGTGGTACTGGAGTGGTAGCTTGGATGCCTTTAGTCGTATGTGTAACTTACGATGCAAGCCTGACACGCAGTTGGAGACACGTCACGTAGCTAATCAGATTAGTAATAAGATGCTGACGTTGTTTCCTGTATCTTGGGACGCCTTAACTTACACAGTTAGAAGTAAGATGCCTAAGCTAGATACTACAGGTAAATTTAACTATGAAGGAGAATGAATTATGAGTAGAACTGAACAAGTTATTAACAGTGCAGAGTTTGAGTATAGAACAGGCAACGCTAGACGAATGATAGCAGATGCTCAAGGTCAAGTTGAAATCATCGAAGTGTTTGAATTTGAATATAAGGGAGTGTGGAAAAGAGAAGATAGACTGTTAGCACTTGCGACATTCTACTGGGAAGCGGAACAAGACTGGTCTGTTTTTGTCCAGCAAGTCACTTCGGTTGGAGACCGCATGTTTGCAGAGTTCAACAACGAAGTTGAAAACAATGTGACACAGTACATACAGTTTAAAACGGGAGGTGAGTTGTTATGAATTGCTGGCACTGTAACGCTGAACTAATATGGGGTGGCGATGAAGATTTATTAGATGAAGAAGAGTGGGCAATGGTTACTAACTTTAGTTGTCCAACCTGCACATCAATGACTTTGGTTTACCTACCCAACGATCACGAAGATAATTTTATTATGGAGAATGTGAATGGCTAAATGGGAATACGTTGGAGCAATAGGAGAAACGTTACACACTGAGATGGTACGTAACGATTTAACAGTTGAAGAGGTAGTGCAAGCTATGCATAACTTCGCTAATGATAAAGAGTTTAATAAAGATGTTGACATATTATTTAACAATGGTATATTGATAGAAGATGAATGGGACATATGGTCCGATGGAGATATGAGGTAACGTATATATGAAACACCTAACACTGGACGTAGAGAATACAACAGTCAAACGTAATGGTAAGTTACACCTTGATCCATTTGAGCCAGAGAATACATTGGTACAAGTAGGTATGCTAGATGATCTTGGAAACGAAAACATTATAACTTTCGATCACTCAGAGCAACAACCTACTACGGCGGGGCGGCAGATAGTGCAAGATGCATTAGACGCTACCCCGCTACTTATTGCCCACAACGCACCTCACGATCTACTGTGGTTGTGGGAGTCAGGCTTTGTATATGATGGCGCTGTGTATGATACACTGTTAGGTGAGTACGTACTACAACGTGGTCAGAAGCAACCCCTATCACTTGATGCCTGTGCAGAACGATATGACTTAGACACAAAGAAACAAGATACATTAAAGGAGTACTTTAAGAATGGATATTCCACACGTGATATTCCTCATGCTGAACTATCGGAGTATCTATCACACGATCTTCACGCAACTCAAGAATTATATTACTGTTTGCAGACACAGTACGAGGAATGCAAATCACTAATACCTACACTAGACTTGACTAATCAATTAGCTGTACACCTAGCACGTATCTATCAACGTGGCTTTGCAGTTGACATGGATGCGCTCAATGAGGTTCGTATTGAGTTCGAACAGGAACGTAATCTACTGATGATGGCATTAGAAGAACATGCCAGTGACCTGATGGGTGACAGGCCAATAAATCTCAACAGCCCAGAGCAATTGTCTTGGGTTATATATAGTCGTAAGCCGAAGGACAAGAAGATGTGGGCAGACCTGTTCGATGAACGAATGCCTGACGCTGAGTATCGACGTAACGTAAATGCATACAGTGACAAATTGTACAAGCAGAAGGCACATCAGTGTCGGGAATGCAAGGGCAGTGGTCAGGTATGGAAAGAAAAGAAAGATGGTACACCTTATGCTAGATCAAATAAATGCAATACTTGCTCCTCTAGTGGATATACTTTTACTGATAACATTAGCGCAGTGGCTGGCCTAAAGTTCTCACCCCCTAATTCCAAGTGGATTAGTGCCAACGGTTTTGGTACTGGCAAAGACAATCTTATATTCCTTGAGGGCATTGCACGTTCCAAGGGTATGAAGGATGCAGAGCTGTTCTTACAGAATGTACGTAGGTTGTCAGCCGTTGAGACATACCTCAGTAGTTTTGTTGAGGGCATAGCTACTCACGTCAAGCCCGATGGGTTGCTACATGTACGACTACTACAACACCGCACTGGTACTGGACGGTTATCTGGTGCTGATCCTAACATGCAGAACATGCCAAGAGGTGGTACGTTCCCAGTAAAG